AAGCTGGTCGCGCTGTGCCGGGTCCATCGGCGGGGCAGGCTGCCCCTGCGGACCGGGCATAGGTGCCCCACCGGGGCCGATCATACCGCCTTCTTGGAAGCTAGGCAGCGGCTGCGCCTGCATGGATGAAGCACCGCCAAGAGCACCGCCGATAGTGGGTGACGGGGCAGGAGCCGCCATAGGGGCAGCCATAGGGGCAGCCATAGGGGCAGGTGCGCCAGCGGTGGGCATGGCCAGAATACTGGCAAGTGCCGGGGGAAGGTCCAGCGAGGTCGTGGACGGAACCTGCGGGTTGAGTGCTGTGATTACCGGGTTGTTCATTCTAACCTCGCAACTGGGTAATGAGAGTGTTCAGAGTTGCTCGCAGCGATGCTACATCATTTGCTATCGCTTGTACATTCTTGAGCAGTTCGATGTAATCTTCCATCGCGGGGACGACAGCGCCCTCCAAGTTGACCGCTGCGCCTTGCGCCGTGATCTGTCGCATGGTCTGCTCAGGTGCTTGGATTACCGAGATTGACGCTTTGGTAACAGCACGGCTTGCGCCATCCTTCTCACCTCGTGAACCCGTCAAAAGCTCGACGTTTTCCTTGATCGCACCAAGCATCTGGTACTGCCAGCCTGACATCTCAGACTGTGGCGGATTAGGGATAGCAGTAAACCTAGCCATCACGCTTCCTTCAGACTGAGGGGCGTCTCACCCAGATGGATTGCGCGCACACGCACATCGCCCTCGACACCAACCTCAAATGTATCTGACCGGTACCCGGTGGGCAGGCGGAAGACATTCATGTCCTCAACCAGCGTGGTCATCAGGAGTTGCTTATCTACCCAGAACTTGAATGTGATGTTATCGACCCCCGCCCACGGTGACGTATCAGCCTGCCACTGCTGGCTAGTGGCGTCCCATGTGGTGGTTGCCTCTGCGTAATCTGCGATAACGCGGGCCGCACCGAGGTTGATCATGTCCGTGGTCTTGATGACCTTGGACTTCCACTCTTGCGTCAGCGCAGGCTGGTTCAGGTTATCCCACTCGTACACATCGCCGTTGGTGCCGGTTACGCAGTATAGACGCCCCTCAACAGGGTCGTACCACGACGCGGTGTAGGTGAAGTCGAGATCGACAAACTGCCCACCAATGGTCTTGTCAGGCTCAAAGGCAAACCCGCCAGTGGAGTGCGAGGCCAAATAGGCATCACCATAGAACTCACCCACAATGGTGCTCGGGTCCAGTGACACCGCCCATGTGTCGTTGTTGAAGTTCGCGCGGGTGATGATGTTCGGCCCGCCAGAGGGGGAGAAAACAGCTAGACCATCGTGGGTGGGATAGACCACCCCGTAGTTCATCGCGACGATGCCCTTGCGGTTGAGGCAAGGATAGAGTGCGTCAACTCGCTGGATGCTCATACCCGAAGCCGGGTCGCTACCGGACACGAGGTAAGGATACCCCTTGGTCGCAACCAAGATCGCGCCATTGATCGGAGCAAGCCCGACGATATCATACTCGAAGGTGATTGTGTAGGCGATGGGCCATGCGCTTGGCACCGCAGGTTCAGAGAGGTACAGCTTGTTACCCACAAAGCCAGCGAGGATGTTGTTCTGCGCTGCGGTCAATCCTTGGAGATCGTCAGGCGGCGCATCGTATTCATCACTGGCAAGGATATCCGACAGGTTGAGCGGGTCGAAATCATCGGTAAACGTGTAGCTACCGTCACCCCAGTATCGAGCAGCCGTCGTCGGCGGGTTCTCAGACACGTCATGGTAGAGCGTACCTGCTACGACCGGGGTCGAGGCTACATCCACGGCGACCTGCGCATACGTGAACGTATAGTCATCAGGGATATCGAGAACGACACCGCCTGTGATATTGAACGTAGCGTCCGTGCAGCCGCTGATCTTGAACCTATCGTCGATGCCGAGGTTGTGAGGGAAAGCGAGCGTGACGCGGGACACGTTGCTGGTGCGCTGAACCGTAGCCAGCGCAGTGGGAAACCACAGGGTCTTGAGCCGGAAGTATTCCGTACCCCCCGATGTAGCCAGTGTGCGGTACAGACGGATGCCACGGACAAAGTTATTACCCGCAGGCTTGGCCGTAGGCAGGTTGCTGACCGTGATGGTGACACCCTCTTTGACAAACACGTCAGTGGTTGGATCAGACGCAATGGACTCCTCCTCCCACGGGGTATACCACGTATAGACATACGAGCGTGACTGCGTAGGACCGCCGAGATCAATCTTGCCACTGAAGTAGGGCGTTGCAGCGATCTGAGGTCCGGGGCTGAAGTACTCAATGGTGGTCGAGTTGATCACAGTAGCCTGTGTACCGGTCACGTTGAACGACTGAAGCGAAAGGCGAACGGTACCACTTGCCGTGGGGGCAACAGGCACACTGACATCAAACGTGTTGGCGCTCGTGACTGTCGCAGTATAGACTCCGTCTATGGCATCACCCGAAGTGAAGTCCAGCGTCACCTGCGGTGTACCGGTCATGCCGTGATTAGCTACGGTGCAGGTAACCGTGGTGCCTACGTATGAGTAGCTCCCGGTTAGATAACTGAATCCGGTAACCGTGATGTACGCGCCTTCTTTCAGACCGTGCGCAGCACCAGTCGTCAGGCGGGCTGTGTTGTTATTGTCGCGGGCATAGGTTGCCGTCGTCGCCGTCGTGAACGGTACAACCGTAACGGTCGGCTTAGTCGTAGGGAGCGGCAGTCCAAGATCATAGGAGGTCGTCGGATAAGGGCCAACACCAGTGAACGCCAACGAGTAGTTGCTGACCTTGGGTACCCCATCGCCTGTGTAGTAGAACCGCTGGTCCGTGATGTCGGACGAGGTGACAACAGCGATGTCTACGTCCGTTGTCCACGACATCCACTTGTTATACCCGAGGGGGTCTTTCAGTGCGTACAGTGTCTTGATGGTGCCAGTGCGTCCGGTGTTACCGACGATGGTGGGATAGGGGTATGGGATGAGATCGCCAGAGTATAGCTTCGTGTTGCGCGCGATCTGACCGGCTGTCTCCGGCAGAAGCTCCGGAGATACCTTGGGTGCTACGCCGTAGAAGGTCGTGATCTTGACGCCAGCCATGCTGCTACCCTACCCTACTTTGCCCCGGCAGGGCAGTCGTTTTCGCAGAGGCACACAAACTGGCTGTTATGCCGCTCGATCTGGTCAACTGTTCCTGCCGTATCAGCCTTGCCGTCATAAAAGATCGGGCGGGCAATGCGGCAGTACTCACTTGGGGCCACGATTCCGGTCGAACCTGCTACGCAGGCGCTCGTCGCGCTCAGGATCAGGAACAGCGGCAGCAGCTTCACCCAGTTCAACTTGGCGGTTGATAGCATCGTTCATCTCCTTGATGATCTCCTGACGCCCCTCTTGGCGCAGTTTCGCAGATTCCTGCGCGCTGAAGAACCGCTCGACCAGCGACATGAGGAGCGTCAGGAGTTTGATCATGCGCGGTCTTCCGACATCAGGATGGCAGCGAGGCCAGCGACGGCAGCCACGAGTGTGGTAACTGCCGAGTACAGGGGCGTAGATACACCCAATGCAAGGGCGATGCCCGAGAACCCGGCAAAAGTGGAGGGTTCCTTGAGGCGGTTGATGAGTACTTCGTACATAGTCAGTCTCCTGTTTCAGCAAGCCAGCTATCGACATCGAAGCTGGGGCACGCTTTCTTGACCCCCGGCCAATCACGGTGCCCGCGAATAAGCAGAACCGGGTATCGCTCCTTATACGTCCGAATGAGCGTTAAGAGCGACTTCTTTTGCGCAGGTGTGCGCGTGTCCTTCGGGTTCATGTTTTTATCCACACCGCCGATGTAGCAGATGCCTATGTTCCCGGTGTTAGCACCACCGACGTGGGCACCCTTCTGGTCATCGCGGAGCGTGCGGTGCATCGAGCCGTCGAGTTCAATCACCCAGTGGTAGGAAGTCTGACCAAACTTGGCCTGATCCCACTGGGTGATCTGCTCGTGCGACACATGCCGCCCCTCGGGCGTAGCTGCGCAATGCACGGTGAGGAATTTAACAGGTCCAAGTGCGGGCATGACGGTCTTACTTCCCTTTACCCTTGGCCATACACTTACCCATAGCCTTGCACTTGGCGGGGTTCGGGCACTTGGCGCAAGGCTTGAACACCATACCGCCCTTTTTATAGGGCATCGGCTTTTTGTTCATCATCCCACTTCTCCTTTTGGTGGTCCGCCGAACAGAGTGCCCGACGACACTCCTTACAATCCCTCACCGGGTGTAACGTAGACAACAGAAGTACCTGATGCCGTCTTACCTGTGAAGTATGAACCTGCTGCGAAACCCAAAATTTCAATCGCACCCGGAAGGATCGGGACTGCACCGGCAGCGATGGAAGCAGCCGCAGCCTTAGCAGCCGTATCATCCACGCCGACACCGAGAAGGACGACTTCCGTACCAGCGTTCACAACTCGGAACTCTCGTGCGGGACGAGTGGTCGATGCTGATGATACAGCCTGAGCCGAGGTAGGTGCTGTGGTAGCAGCAGTGAATGAGACTGTAAGGCCATATGGGCTGAATGCATTAGTGGACATCGAGATTCTCCTTACGGGAGGATGCATTTAGACTTGCGGACATTATACATATATCGACCGATTTGCAGCGAGTTAAAATCCCACCCGGTGTTGTTGCCCCCATCGACGTTGGCGCTCGATAGGTATGCGTTCCACGTCGCCCCGCCTGTGGCTGCAATGTCCTGAATGGTCAGGTACGTAGCCGTATTGGTTCCGCTGGGATCAGTGATCGTAGCCCGTGACCCAGCCACCGCGCTTTGCAGGAACCGCTGCGTTGTGCCGCTGCCCGTGGCGAAGGAGCCAACCGTGTTGGTCGTGCCAGCCTTAAGCTGGACCGTTCCGTTGGTGATCGTAAACGCGCGGGTCGATCCTTGGGTCAGGGCATCTGCGAAGGAAAACGTACCGCCGACGCCGTTGAAGGTGATCGCGCCGTCGATGGTCTTGTTGTTTGTTGTGATCGTTCTGGTGCCTGATGTCGCTGCGAAGGTGAGCGTTCCAATGTTTGCGGCAAGCGACATGCCGGTAGCCAGCGTTAGACTGCCGTACATCGTTTTGTTGACGCCTGTGGCTGCCCATGTGCCCGCGAACCCGGTGAAGTTCACATCGCGGGCACCGTTTCCGTACAGGGCCACGGTGTCCGTGCCCGCCGTGATGTTGATGCTGATCGTGTTCGCTTCGCCGGGGGTCCCTGTGTTGCCAAGGTTGAATGTGCGCGTCCCTGTGGAGCCGGAATAGGTTGCATTCACCGTGGGTGTGCCCGTGACGGTGAAGTTGGACATGTTGTCCCCGCTCCAGACCGATGCCGCGTTGCCGGTCAGCGTGATGTTTCCTGTGCCGAAAGCTACACTGCGCGCGGTAGTCCCTGAAGGGATAAACGCAGCGCAAGACAGCGTGAACGTCTGGAGCGATAACGTGCCTGCCGTATGCACGAAGTTACCAGACAGTGTGAGGCCCGCGCCCAGCGTGAGAGTGGTGTTGCTGTTCGACAGGTTAACCGTCGCGCAAGTCGCAGTCGCTGCCGTTGTGCAGGTGCCGGTGCCTGAATTGGCGTCAAAAAACACGCTGTCCGCAGAGGTAGGCACAGACGCCAACGGTACGCCGCCCGAAGTGGCCGACCAGTTAAGGATAGAGGTTGCGTCCCACGTACCGTTGCCGCCGACCCAATAACGAACCGCCATCAGCCGATCCTCCAGTTTGTGCCGTCCGGGTAATTAGGCGCGCTCACATCAAGACCCCCTTGATGCGGTACGTTTTTCCAGTGACCGGCGTTCCGAGGAACGTAATCACCAGTGTGGTCGTGCTTTCGACCCACTTGAGCGACACGCCCGTGCTATCGGTTTCGTTCCATCCAGCCACCACGCCAATAGGTGCCGTAGCAAAAGCGCCATCAGAAAACGTCAGCGTAGCAGTCGGATTAGCCGCGATGCCCGTGCCGCTAACAGCAATATTAATGTCGAACCGGCTGTCCTTGCTGCTGGCGTTGATCGTTATCGCAGCGGTACTGCCGAAGCCTGCCGACAAAGCCCAATTACCCACAATGAGTGTAGTGCCGAGCGAGTTAAGTGCCCGCTTGATCTGGAAGCTGTCGGTGACACCCGCGACTTTTGTGATTGAAAGCGCTAGGCCACCGCCTGAAGAACCGTCGTCTTTCTTAGCCCGGAGGATAAAATTTCCGTTAAGACTGCCCCAAATCCAGCCCTTTTGGTCCGCGCCTTCGTCGGTTTCCCAAACTCCGTAGAACGGGGACGCGCCTGCCAGCATTCGCGCAGGGGCTTCAACAACCGCCGTGCTGCCACCGGGGTAGCTGTTAGTTACGCCTTCCGACCAATACGAGGTGGAGTAAGGCGAATAATCTATCCGCTGGCCGTTGTAGTTCCGCGCCTCGTGAAGCGTGTACGGTATCTGCACCGTCGACCCAGAACTCCCGATCAGAAACGGATCAGTGCCGGTGTCACCCGCACGCACACGCACGATTGCGCAGCTTACACGCACATCAATTTCAGGACTGTTGTCAAGATAAATGGCGTCACCCGGCTTTTCAAAGTTAGCGCCATCGGGCACCGAACTGATTTGCGAAAGGCCGATGATCTGCGCCACCGATCCCGCCACGCAGTTCTTGAAGCGTATGGCGTAGGGCTGCTGTGCGCCAGTGCCGTAATCGGAGTTGATCCGCTTTTCGGCCTTGATCCCAATAAACAGGATCGTCGCGCGGGCGTCGAGGCTTTCGATCAACATCAGCTCACCGACATTGCCGTCGCCAGAGATGTTAATAAAAGTCGGGATTTGCGTAACAAACGAACCGCCCGTGTAATGAATGCCGGGGCCGCCGCACCAGAAAACCTTGATATCCGAAACCAACACCGGCAGCGCGCCATTGGGAATTTCGATACCGCCGCTTTTCATCCTACGGATTGAGATATCCGTAATGCGGGTCATGTCCTGAAAGCGAACAGTCGCGTTGGTCGAAGTTCGCGCCGAGATCGCCCAGCCGCTGGCGGCAGTGATATCACCCCAGATCGAAAGGTGCGCGATTTCGCCGTACCAGTAATTGACGCCGCCAGTGACGATTGGATTGAACCGGATTACATCACCGCAAGCTGGGCCTTGCAACAGTTTGACAGTCGTGCCCGCGCTTGTTTCTTGATGGCCCGCACCTTTCAGCGTCACACCAGCACGAAGATAGATCGTCGAGCCGATCAGGTATGTGCCCTCGGGGATATACACCGAATAAGACGCATCACATGCCGCTTGAAAAGCGGCTCTGTCATCGGCCACACCGTCGCCAACCGCGCCGAAGTCCTTAACGCTTACAATGTCCCTGTTCTTGGATTGCAGGGTGCGCGATGACGCCCCGGTGCCAGATTGAACGAACCCTACCAGCGCTGATCCACCACTAGCAGCCAGAGCTACAGACTTCGCTGCCTCGCTATCCAGTTCAGCAATTGCCGACTGAACGTTGGTCGCTGCAATACCCCCGGTCGGAGCGAACGTAATCTCGCTAGCTTGATCATGTTCCGCGATCATGTCGGTAACCGACGCTGCCGTGATGCGGAGTTCGATGCGTGAACCGGATGCAAAGCTCTGCGCGATAGTCCCTTCCTGCGCCCGCGTGATGGACATAGTGTCGCCGGTTCGCACCGTGACCTTCACAATCTCGCGGACACCTGCCGTACTCGATAGCGTAGCATAGAAGTAATCGCCAGTCCCCAGAATGGGGAACAGCGACCCGGTCCCGGTAGCAACTGTGATCCCCGCGTCAGAGCTAGAGATCGCTCCCACAATAGTGGATACAGCATTGTTTGCGACTTTAACACCCATGATCAGGCTCCGAACGGTTGCATCTTGGCGCGCAGGACGCCTCGGGGGTTACCAAGATTGGCGCGGGCGCGCCGCTCTGCGATCTGAAAGACATACTGTTTTGCGTGGTACGCAGCAAGCTCACGGTCGGTCCAGTGACTGTTAGGTAACACCAGTAGGTGCTGAAGCGCACCATGCAAGATGACCTCTTCGAGTTCATCGAAGATAACCTCATCCATTGCCGTAGCATTACGCTTAGGCTTGAGCGCCAAAAACATACGCATCGTGTAGGTAGCTTCAGCATCTGGCAGTGGTAGAATAATATACTTATCCGGGGTTACCTGACAGATTGAGCGCGGCGTGCTGGCATCAGCGACCACGGAGTCAGGAAGACTGAACGTGCCCCCGCCGTTGTACTGCGGTTCGTTGAACTCGTCGGTATTGAAGCTGCTCGGATCGGTTAGGCTCCACAGCACGGACGGGTCTTCACCTGAATATAAGTCGGCCCACTGCGGGTAGAGCCGTAGCGCATCGTCAAGCGTCAGCTTCTCAAGATGGCTGCCGTTGACGATAGCAGCGAAGATCGCATGGGCATCCGTGCTATCTGGCTTGTTGTAAGCATACTCATGGACACCGGGTAGCAGATCATACAGTGGCACCTGATAACGCCACGAGAGGGTACGCTCACAGGTGCGGATCGCCGCATCGCGGATATACTGAATGATCGTCTGCGTCGGGCAGCCGGGGACACTGGGATTAACCTTGGGAACCAGCGAAGCAAATGTGCGGTTAGCCATCAGATCACCTGCCTCGGGTCCATCCCGCCTTCTTCAGTGTCAGTGATGCTGCGAACCTGAAGGCCCGTAGCAAGGGTCTGGGCAAACGAGTCCTGAAACATCTTGGCCCGACCTGAGTTCACATGCTCGTTGTCCACCGACTCGGCAAGGAACACCACGCCGTCCACAGCGATGGGGAGGTATGCATCCGGCACCAGCGCGATGGCTTGAGCTATCGTGTAGGCCGGAGGAACCTGCGCATACTCACCAACGAGGACAACCCCCGTCGCGGGGCGGGGGTACAGGAAGAACTTGTTGGGACTGCGCACATGGCGCATGAAGTTCACCGGAGTCCCTGCCGCCTCGTTAACCCAGTTCGGGTACATCTGGTCAAGGACATCGCGGTTGACCTCGGTCACCGCATCGCCGTTCTTGATCTGAAAAATCTCAACCAGCCGCAGTGAGTCGGACGGGCAACTCTGAAGCACCGTGTTCGCCGTAGTGGGGATATCACCAATGAAGGAGAACAAGTCAGGACGCAGCACCGACATGCGCTTCAGCGTCTGGTTCACCCAACCAAGCATAAGGGTGTCGCTGTAACGATACGGCGCGCGTGTGTCCTGAATCAGGTTCCGCGCTTCAGTGATGATATCCGCAGGTGTCATTCAGGCCAACCCTGTGCGGCTTCCGCAGCCAACTCGGGATCAGTATACACTGGTTCTTCGGGGATGTCAGTAGCCAGATCGAGACCCTTGCGCGACTTACGTCCACGCTTCGGCTGGGTGATTTCGTCGATCTTGTCGGCTACGGACTGAGTGATGAAGCGCTCAGGGTACGCCTCCTGCTCAGAGATCACCTCGCACTCCGAATGAACGGCCAGCCGTTCACAGTACTCGTAGATGAACCCGCCCTTCTTGACGCGAATATACTGAGTGGTCATTTCTTTTTCCCCATTTTACCAAGAGTCATAGCGAGGCGAGCACGCTGACCCATTTTACCCGGCTCTTTAACGGCTTTGGCAAGTTTACCTTTTGGGATAGTCTCACCTTGCTTAACACCCATTGCAGCGCGAAGCGCACCGGGTTTCTTGATTGCACCAGCGATCCACTTCTCGGGTTTCTTAGCCATCACATCTTCCTCGATTTGCCAGCTTCGCTGAGTGCGATAGCAATGGCCTGCTTACGGGACTTGACCACGGGAGCCTTCTTAGTCCCCTTGGGGTTAATACCGCCGTGCAGCGTCCCTTGCTTAAACTCGTGCATCACCTTGGCGACTTTTGCCTGAGACTTAGTGGGGGTCTTTGCCATACTACTTACCTTTCCGCTTACCGGAGGGCGACACTGGCCACGACTGCCGTGCAGGTCCGGTCTTCTTACCACTCATGGTCTTGCGTTCGCTGGCGGTCAACTTCTTGGCAGCAGCCTCGGGCCGACAGGCGGGATAGCTACGTGCCGACTTCTCAGAGCCGGATCGCCCGCAGGCTTTACCGGTCTTCACATCGACCCACTTCTCGCCAAACCATTTGCCAAGGCCACCCTTGCTCATTTCTTCACCCGGTTGTCTGAACCCTTCCACCCACCGCCGCGCTTCTTGTATTCCTTGGCAGCCCACGCATTGGCGTAGGCACTGGGATATACATCGAACTTAGCCTTGGCCTGCGCTTTGACGCTGGACCAAAGCGAAGGGTTAGTGGGCTTCGGACTAGCCATCTTGCTTCCTCCCGAACAGGCGCTGTACGGTCTCCGTCTCGTAGATACGGATCGCGGTCCAGAGGATTGTGAATATCGCTGCTATCGCCGGGAGCATATCTACTATAGTCCCCAACACTGTTAGTACGGACAGTGCGTCTATAGCATACTTTGTGGTTTCGTCATGATCTGGCATGTCAGCAATTCCACGCGCGAAGTGATTTGTTGATCCGGCTGTTGGGGTCTCGTGCCGTCTTCTCTGACGTGAGCTTTTTCTTCATGCCAGTCATCCGGGCACAAAAGCTATCCTTACGAGCGCCGCCTTCAGGTTGCGGGGGTTTCAACCCCGGCTTACCGGGGTTGGCCTTGTTATAGGAGGCACGACCTTTAGCGTTGAGACCGCCCTTCTCAGACTTGCCTTCCGCTCTTTGCCACGCCGGAGATTTAGGTTTAGCCATTACGGCACCCGATAGCCGCCGTAGCCCGTGCCGCTACGGTTGATCAGCTTGGACTCCTTGGCTTCCTTACCCTGCATCCGGTTGCCGCGCGCGACAGCCTTTGCGGGATCGAGGATCGCCTTGGCCGCAGGAGTGTTCTGCGCCTTTGCCATGTCGCGTGCGGTTGTAGCCTTGCGGGCTGCCTCAAGATCAATACGGATGGGGTACTGGGGCATGGTTAATTCCTTTATCGTTATGCGATTCTTTGCGCGACAACAATAGCCGGAGGAGTGGCCGGAATAGCCGGGGTCACACCGGGATTAGCGGCAACCGCCGCGCGATAATGCAACACGACGCTGGTGTTCTCTGGACACCAATATATCTCGATGTACTGCCCAGCAGTCACAGTCTCAAAAATCTCATAGGCGATCAGATTAGTGCCGCCATCTCCGTCTTTAGGAATCACTACACGCCCATTGGTGTTAGCGATGTTGGTACCGTTTTTGGCGAACCAGATATCCACGTACCTATCGGACGCCCCGGAGTTATCAAACTGGAGGCTGGCGTTGATCCGATAGGTGCCCGCCGCAGCGAACGTAATACGACTATTGCTGACCACCGTGATACCAGCGCCGACGACAGCAGCCGTCGCAAACTTAACCGCAGTAGCCACTGTTGCACTACTGGCAGTTTGGTCTGACGTACCTGCGTCGTAAAACGATGCGTATGCCCGATCTGTAATCGCGTTGAACGAGAGCATAACTCCCGAGAGCGTAACTCCCGAGATCGCGCCGCCTGTGATCGAGACGTTGTTAGAGTTCTGCGTAGCGATAGTGCCGAGACCGAGATTGGTACGAGCAGTCGCTGCATCTGAAGCACCTGTGCCGCCATCTGCGACAGCGAGATCAGTGATACCCGAGATCGTCCCGCCCGTAATGGCAGCCTTGGCGATAGCAACTGAGGCAGTGCCGCCGGGAGACAGAATCAGGTTACCCGCATCCAGCGTGGTAATCGTGTTGCCGTTGAACTGGATGTCGCCAACCGACGCAGAGATCGTGCCTAGCTTCATAGCCGTGGCGACACCTGTGCCGCTGTAGACCGTCTGCTCGGTCGCAGCAGGACCACCGCTGATGTGCAGCAACTGACCAAATGTGCTGTTGATCGTCGTCCCAGTCAGGTTAGTCGGCATGTTCGTATCCTGTGTTGATGGGGGCACGAGGCCCCCATCATATTAGACCGTCGCGCTGAACGGTGTAGCTTCGGTACCGTTACCGACCGTGGCACCGGTAACAGTGTACAGATCGGTGGCAATGTCCGTCAAAGTGATCATGCCACCGAGTCTACCGCCAGTGGTAGTACCGTTAAGCGTGATCGTGTCGCTGGCGGCGACAGTACCAAATGACACAGCCGAACCGTCAGCGAGATCGCTAACTGTTAGCACGCCCTGAATTACATCGCTGGCATCAGCTACCTTGATGATGTCACTGTTGCTGGTCACAGCAGTCCCGACTGTGAACCGGAATACAGCACCAGAACCAGTAGCGGCGGGAAGAGTGACCGTAACGCCAGCAGCGCGGTTGAGAACGATAATCTTCTGATCGTGACTTGCAACAGTCACTGCAAGCGTGGCAGCGGTAACCGGCACGAGGCGGGTAGACGCTGAAGCAACAGCATTGAGTTCAGCAGCAGTGGCAACAAGTGCCGTGCCGCCGATGGACGGGGTAACGAGGTTAAGGCTGTACGCGGTACCGCCCTGAATCGTTACATTGTCCTGCGTAATACCACGATAAACACCCATATTAACCTCCTATGAAGGAGGGGCTGCTTTCCGACCGGGAACCCCCAATCCTGCCAGCAGCCCCAAACCAATCAGTTGCAGTCAGCGACGATAGCCCAGATGCGAACCACGGCGGTGTCGATGCTGTTTTGGTCCATGGTGACCAACAGGTTATCACCTGAACCATAGTAGATCGGGGCCGCAACCGTCGCAGCGGCTTTGTTAACCGAGTTCGCGTTAAAATTGCTGAGATAAGTGGTGGCACTTGTAGTATCACCCACGTCAATCGTAGCAGTAGCACCTTCGGCCTTCGTCGTTTCTGCACCGACCGCCAGAACGGTCGAACCGGCGGGCAGTGGGATGACCTGAAGCGTATCGGTAGCGGCCAATGCCGCAGCGCCAACGGCAGCACGGGCAGCCGCGATAGCAGCAAAGTCAAGGACGACTTCAAACTTGCTGACCGGATTAATAGCCGGGTACGCGGCGGTACCCTTATTGAAGCCAAGCGAATCAGTATAGGCAACCATGATATTAACCTTTCAAACTGGGTAGGGGGCCGAAACCCCCTACTATCAGAACTGGATGACAGCAGTCGAGAGAGCTTCTGGCTTGAT